AGACCGTCGATCAGCAGTTCGATCTCATGCGGAGACACGGTGACCGTGTGTGAAAATGACTGCACACCCCCGACCCTCAGCCCCGACAAGCACCCGTCAACTACATGCACACCATAATCATCCGTAATCGGCCCGGAAGACCAATCCATAGTCTCCAACTCAAACGTCGGAAACGTGTACTTGCCGCAACAACAAGGTGTGGTTTGTGGAATCGTCGTGTGATTACAAGGCACAGGCTGTACGTCCGCTGGCTGTGAACGAGCCGATCCGGGGCTATGCCCACAGTGTGGGCAGGGGGTACTACTTGTTTCCTCTGGATCAATCATTTCCCAGTGTCCTCATTAGTTCGTCTCGTAGTTCATCTTGTATGCCCAGATCAGCCCGGACACCTGTTACCAGTTTGTCCTTGCCCTGCCACTTATCGTCCTTGTATGAGTAGAACGCACCGGCTCTGGTAATGACCTCACAGGCAATGGCAATGTTGACCACGTCTTTGACCGTGTCGAAGTCCCCCATATGGAACCCACCAGAGTCAGCGAAGTAGAAGTCCACCACGGCCTGCTGCTGTGGTCGATACGTCTTGTTCTTGATAGTACGGCCCTTGATGGTCTGGCCTATGGCGACCTTTCCTTCCTTGAGCCACTCGTCCTTCTTCACTTCTACTCGGGTGAAGTAGTGGAAGTTCTTGGCTTTGCCACCGGGAGTGGTTCGGGGGTCCCCCCACATCACCCCAATCTTGTCCCTCCACTGATTGACGATCAACCCTGTGCATCCACGGTCTTCCTCTAGGAGGGAGCGGCGCTGGGCTTTGGCAGACTTACGGAAGAACTTGCCGGTGAGGCGGGCACCCAGTCCGACAGTGAACTCATCCATCTGCCGCTCGTACTCGTCACCGGGAACCAGAGCAGGTAGGGAGTCCAGAACCACGCAGTCCACTGCTCGGTTGTCCTGCGCCCTGATCACAAGGTCATACGCCTGCTCCATGAGGTTGGTCTCAACCACCCACATGCGGTCCAGATCCACACCGATTGACTCGGCGTACTCTGGCACGTACTCCTCTGCTGCCACCCACAGGGCAGTCCAGTCAGGGTCCAGCGCTTGGTTTGCAGCGATGGTCTTGTAGGCAATGGCCGTCTTACCGGACGACTCATCTCCTACAATCTCTGACCACTGGTTGACGGGCCAGCCACCCCCCAACATCAGATCAAAGGCCAGCACACCAGTCGTGATACGAGGGAGAGCCTCCTGTATCCGGCTCCCCTGTACAACTACTTCGTCACCGAACTTCTTGTTAACCGCTCGTGCAATCTCTTCTAACGTCTCGTACTTCGTAGTACTCGCCACCTCGTACCCTTCTTGTTGCTACGCTATCCAGTTCGCTTCCAACCCCTGATCGTAGATGCCGTTCCACCCACACTCATAACAGCGTGGAGCAGGAGCGTTACCGTTAATGCCAGAACCTGCCCCCTTCGCCATGCGAGAGAACACGTTACCACTCCCACACTCCGGGCAGGTGTTATTCCCCTCTTTGCGAGCCGCTTCCCCACCCTTCCACTGTCGGATTGCTTCCCCAATGCTCATCTGGCCGGTGGGATCTGCCCTCTGTTCAGTATCGACCGCCGCCGCCTGAGCCATGTACTGAGCCTGCGGAGTGGGTTGGGTCGTCAGAGGGACGCCCTGAGGCGGCGTTGGCGTAAAGCGCAAAGTAGGAGTACTGCCCTCACGGGGAGCAGGTTTGGGTACTACCGCTTTACCGGCCAGTCGGTCGGCCCACCAGTCACTCATAGGTTTGACAACGTGATCAGGTCCTCATCCAACAACTTGGAAATAGAGGCTACCAGACATCCCAGTACTGTGTTGTAGGTTGAGTCTTTGATGTGGCGGTGCATCTTGCGGAGTTCCCCCAAGGGTATTGAGTTGATAGCCATAAAGCCATCGCTGTCGGGGTGGTCCATATCGAACCCCACACCTATCATCTCGTCGTCATCCACCCCTTCGGGAAGCATGTCGTCGGCCACCATTATGTCTGACATCCAGTCAGCAGCATCGGACAAAGACTCAACGATTCCCGCAGTGGTCAAATACGACCAACTACGAAGGATGTCCCTCTGTTCCTCCTCATACACCTCGTCCGAAGACGGAGTAATCCCGGCATTGGCTGCAATCTGCTGCCCATCCGGGGGCGACAGCATGTTGTAGAAGTTACGTTTAGACATGCTCGCAACTGTGCCGCTCACTAGCCCTTGGCCTCCGACCAAGTTCCACCAGAATGGGAAGAAACGATCAACGGAACGCCCTTTATGACCTTGCCGTGGCCCATTGCTTCTCGCAGGGCCTCTGCCTTAAAGTCTACATCATCAGTATCGGGTATGTTGACCACTAACTCGTCATGCACCTGAACAAGTAACTTCCCGCCGAAAGATGCCACTACAGGAAACGCCTTAATCATGGCCTTCTTGCAGATGTCGGAGGCGCTTCCCTGTATTACAGCGTTGACCGCCTGCCTTTCCGCTCTAGCCCGTAACTCCTCCTTTGAGGAGTTAATGTCAGGCAATCGTCGGCGGCGACCAGAGATGGTGGTGACGAATCCGTCCGTCTGGGCTTGGGCGACAATCTTACGCTTCCACTTGGTCAACCCAGAGAACTGTTCGTAGTACTGATTAATGACGAACTTGGCTCGTGTCTGGGTTATGCCTGCTGTGGCCGCTAGTTTCCCAGCCCCCCCGCCATACGCCGTAAGGAAGTTGGTGGCCTTTCCTATTTGTCGCTCTTCACTGGTAACGTCAGTGACAGGCTTGTCAAAGACCAGTGCCGCAGCGCCTGAATGAATGTCAATACCCTTGTCGAAAATGTCCATCATGCTGGGGTCCCGGCTGAACATAGCCATAACTCGGAGTTCAATCTGATCGTAGTCGGCCACGATAAGGGTACAGTCAGGGTCTGCCTTGAACAGCCCACGGATGCTGGAGTCACGGGGGATATTCTGGAGATTTGGGGTGGATGAAGACAGTCTTCCGGTGGCCGTTCGGTGGAGATGGAAATTCGGATGCAGCCTCTCCTTGTTGATTTTCTCCAGCAGACCGTCCACGTAGGTGCTCTTCAATTTCTTATATTCAGACCACGCCAGAAACAGAGGTATTACTGGATGCTTGTCCTCTATAGCCTTCAGTGAATCATGGTCTACCGATGCCTGCCCCTTCTCGGTCTCCTTGGTAGGCTTCAGGCCCAGACTCCCGTCGGTCTTCTTATCAAACAGGAACAAACGCTTGTCTTTAACAGAGTCGGGGTTGAATCCGGGGTAGGTCAGGGCAGTGATCTCCGAACGGACCTCCTTCATCTGTCCGTCCAGTTCCTCCCCCAGTGCTGCCAGCCCCTCACGGTTGACACACATCCCATCGTGCTCCATAGCCATGAGCACCTCTAGGACCTCTGAATCCTGTTTGACCACATCTCCCAGTTTGTCGGTGTTGTTGACAGAGCGAGCCAAGCGCTGATACAGCAGCCACGTCCAGCGGGCGTCAAGATGGACGTAGTCGCAAGCGATTGAGAACGGGGTGTGCCCAATAACTGCCCCCACCTTCCCATGCTTTGCATAGGGGTCGTGGTCGTGGAAGTTGTGGGCTATCAGGGAGGTCAACCGGAAGGACGATATGTTTTCGTCCAATGCGTGCTGTAGCAGCATGGTGTCGTGGAACGGCCCCACCGGGAGTTTCCCGTAATACTTTGCTATGGTGCGAGCATCAAACTTGACGTTATGTCCCACCTTGAGGATGTCTGGATTAAAGAACAAAGGCTTCAACGCCTCAAAGACCTCTGTACGGGATAACTGCTTCGGTGGGTCTGCGTACACGGCGGGCTTAAGGTATCTAGCCCTCGCCATAGACTCAGTGCCGTTCTTTAGGATCTTTCGGTAACCCGCTGGCGGTACGGTTGTGCCATCCCCCCGTTCCTCTTCCGTCAAGACTTCCCCTATAGGATGCCCCACTGGGATAGCCCAAGAATGTTCGGACGTGGCAATACCCACCCAGATGACCTCATTACGGTGGGGGTCCAGAGCGATGCTCTTGGTCATAGCCTCCGTCTTGGACGACCTAGTACGCTCAATGACCGACTCAGAGGTGGTCTTCAGTCCAAGTACGTGGCTACGCACCTGCTGCTCTACGGATGCCTCTAAGTCAGGATGATGCTCAAGAACACCTAGGGTCTCCACGTCAAAAGCGAACGCCCCCGCCTGAAGAACGGTAGCAACTAAAGCGTGTATTTCCGAGACGGTGGATAAATAGCGGGGGCCGGGGAGTATGAAGGGGGGAACAACCCGACCCCCGCTAAACCGTTTAGATGACTCCAACGTCTTCGTTGACGATGCTAACCATCTCAGCGTGTGTGGAGATCCGCAGGATGTCGGCGTCATACGCCTTTGCTGCGGCCTGCTCCAGAGTCTCTGCGGGCAGAGGATCGACGTGCCACTCTTCCTTCAGGTCCCGCTCCTTGATGAGCAGGTGGTTGTACTGAGTCTGCGGACCAGTACCTGAGCGACTGACGGCCCAGTAGTGCTTCGACAGGGGACCCTGACGCTCATCCTCGTTGAAGTTTCGGAGGGTGGCGATGACCCGTGTACCCGCCTCGTAGGAGCGCAACACTGGCTCCTCACCACGCTCCAGCAGGAGCACGTTGAAGGCAAACAGAGGACGGGGCCGGTTACCGGCATCACAAAGAGGACACCCATTACTGTCCATCCCGTCCCGGCACACAAAGGACTTCTGGCCGGTGCGGTTGACCCAGTGCTGCCGCCATGTGGCGTAGGGCTCATCCTGTATGAACTTGATCAGAACAGCGTCTGAACCAGTCTTCAATCGGACGGCGTAGTTAGCGTCATCCTGCTTCATGCTGTCCACGGCAGCCCAGCCTGAGCGGACCACCTTTCGGACATCTTCAGTTGGTGTGACAGGCTTCTCTGTCACGTCATAATTTATGGGCATAATCGTCTCTCGTTTCTGTCGTTACACCGGCCACTGCGTGGTGGTGTGTTTCTTAAAGCCGGTCCAATCGGCTTCCCTATGTTCATTGAGGCGGTAGACCTCAACGGCGGTGAGCAGGAAAATGACCTGCTCCCGACTGTAGAGGCGGCGACCCTTGGGTTCACCGCCCTGAATCCCTACACCCTTCGGGGCTGGGGTTCGATAGTTGGCGTGGGGAATCCACCCATTGCTCTCCCACTTGCGAATGGTCACAGCCTTGCGATGCAGCAACTTAGCCAACTCTCCGATGGTGTAGAACTCCCGTAGTTCTCCCCCCACCTTGTAGTTGGTGGATCTGGCTGTGCTTAACACCTCATCCATAATGGTCTTTGGTTTAGGGCTATCTGACCGATTTCGCGGGGGGGTAGTACCCGGATAATCACTTTCCTCAGATTCGTCATTTTCCAGAAGGTCAGAGTGATCACGCTTCATCAAGTGCTGAAAGTATGTGTTGGCCCTAGTGCTCATAGTTTGAAAGCCCACGTCTCTCGCTCTACGTAGAAAGCATCAATCTCTGACCTGACCCGAGAATCATCCCACGCTAGGGCTAGGACCTTGTCCTCACTTAACCTCTCAATCACTTCACTAACCTCGTCCCACAGCCCCGTGGACTTGGCCCACTCCTCACATGCCGCTGCGTCAAACGACTTACTGACTCGGCGTTCACGCTTGAGTTTGTGGTCCCCCACCTCAAACCAACGGTGCCCATTCTCCCCTTCGTACCCACGTTCGTCCACTAGTTCGATCAGTTGAGACTTTAGTCCATCGGCGCGCTTCTTTGCTGCATCGGCCATCTCCTTGGCAGCCTTGTATTCCTGCACGAGCCGCAGATTGAATGCTGCGTCGTCATTCTCGGTCCACTCACAGTCGTCCATCATACCTCCGATGATGATAGGAAGTCGGACAACGAGCCCAGCGTTATCTCGTACCGACCTTGGGCGTCATAGCCCTTGTCAATGAAGGCCCGATTGATCAGGCGCTTCTCTTGGAGCATCTCGTACTGCCTCTCCTCAATGCTCCCGCGCATGACGAACGAGGTCACAGTGACGTGCGGGAACTCAGAGGACAGCCTGATGATGCGTGACTCACGTTGATCCAACTTCCCTGCCGACCACGGTAAGTCATAACTTATCAGATGGTTCGCCATCGGGAGGTCCACTCCATACCCCCCGGCGTCGGAGGACAGGAACAAGCGAGTGCTGGGGTCGTTGGCGAACTGCTGCTTGGCGGCGTCCTTCTCTTGAGAAGACATCCCCCCCATGAACACGACACTCTCAGTTTTACCGTAGAAAGCCATCCTTAGTAGTTGGAGATTCATCCTAAAGAACGAGAAGAGCACGACCTTGTTGTTGGGATCTTCATCCAGAATGTTAATCACGTACTCAACAACAGCATCCAACTTTGGTGACCTAATAACGGACTTCAACCAGCCCGCTTTGACAATCGTGCTAGCGTAAGCACTTCCCTTATCCGAGGACTCGTCATAAAGTCTGGCCGAAGCACGAACCAACTCCGGGTTGTCGCAGAGCATCCTAAGGACAGTTAGGCGGGCCATGATCTCCCCTTGGGCTTCACCCCCAGCAGCGTTGTAGTGCCTCCAGAGATCAAAGCCCCTACCTGACTTGCCTATGGCGTCGTGGATCTTCTTGAGCAGATCACTGGAAATGCTCTTGTATGCCTTAGCCCCGGAGACATCAAAGGGGACCGGCACCAGCGTGTTGACCACCTCGGGTAACTGGTCCTGAATGTCCTCACGGGTCTTGCGAATCATTACATCGGACAGACTGTCATGGAGGGTGTTGAGGTTCCGGTACTTGACCGCCTTACCCCACGAATCCCTGACGATGAAGGTCCGGTCAAACAAGGTGAACCCACCAAGTATTGAAGGGTCAACGAACTCCATGATGGAAAACAGTTCCTCGGGGCGGTTCTCAATAGGCTGACCAGTGAGGGCGTACCTGTATGGCACCGTCTTGCCAATCCTCTTGAGGAACCGTGACCGCTTTGCTGATGGGGACTTGATCAGTGTGGCCTCGTCTATGACCATAGCGTCAATACGAATACGATCAAGGTACTCTAAGTCTCGTTGCAGCATCTCCACGTTCACGACCACGTACTTGCACGAGATGG